GGAATGTCAAGCAAATTAGCGTCAATACGCTCAGCGATGCGCTCTTCTGCCATTTCAAGAGTAATGTATAGAACGTTCAACCCTGCTGTCAAATTAGCAGCTGCACAATGACACATGAACAGTGACTTACCGACACCAGTACCAGCAAGCGCAATGTTCAAAGTTTTCTTTGGCAATCCGCCCTGAGTAATCTTATTCAGATACGAGAGGTCGAACGGGACACGGACTTCCTTGGTGTGATAAAACTCATAGCGCGCATCCGCATCTTCAATGAAGTCGTGCCCAATATGCGTGTCAAAAGATACACCAAGTGCATCTGATAAGATCTGCGGAATTGCCCCTTTGGAGGTTTTCCCACTCTTATCGTCGAGAATTTGAATTGATGCCATAATGGCGTTGTATACTGCCTTCTCTTGACAAAACTTTTCGGTTTGGTCAATAAGCCACTGGAGTTCCGATGGCTTATCTTCTTTTTTGATTCCTGAGAGTGCATCTTTGCAACGCTTGAACGTTTCCTCATTCAAACCTTCCTTGTTAGTAAGATCAATCGCAAGCGCCTCGATAGTAGGAAATGCATTGTAGTTCTTCACATAATCGTTGATGAGGTTGTAAACAGTCTTATACGTATAATCCGGAAAATACTCTTCCTTCAGAAAAGGAATTATTTTTCTGCCATATTCTTCATTATAAACTAGATTAGTAATAATCAACTGTTCAACTGACATCAAAAATCCTTAATGTTCTTGAAAACTCCAATGGCATAATTTTCAGCAGCATCTTCAACATAGCGCAACGACTTGCCAGGATAGAGTATACTGTGATAATACCTGTCATTTTCGTAAAAGTCAATCACATACTCTTCGCCGTTAGAAATGACGATAGCTTTCTTAGTTCTATCGTCACTATAAAACTCAGAGATTTCACGCTGCATCTTCATCATCCTTATCTTCCATAATAGAGCCCATGGCAATCTTATACTTTGATTGAATAAAAGTAGCGAAGTCAGTTTCCTGGAACATCTTCAACCAGAACTTACCATTATCAACTATATCTGATGCTCGCATGTTTGGAGCGAGCAGTTCTCCTGTTGTGCGATCCACGACCGCATACCATCCAACCTTTGGCTTAGATATGTAACCGCCATCCAAAGCGACATCAAGCAAACCACTCCAACGATTAATTCCTCCCTCGAAAGAAACTGTAATAGGGATCTTAGACTTTTCCTTAACATAACGGGACTTCTCTACATTGATGACAAAGTGATAGCCTGAAATTTCAGTGCCATCCTTGTCTTGTTGACGACCGAGAATCCAAATATTATCAGCACCATAATAACTACCAGTGCCACCGCCAACAATATCTTTTGGAAACATTCCGATTTCCTTATAGGTGTGATTGATCACAGCCATAGGAATATCCTTTAGTGAAAGATGAGGGGTGATCATTCTAAACAATGACTTGAGCTGCTTTGCTCGTGTCATATCAGCAACACTCTTCTGGTCGAGCGCATCTTCAACTTCTTTCTTAGAAGCAAGATTGCCGATAGAATCAACAACGATCATAACATGATCACCACGCTCAATATTCTTAAGCTGATTGATGATATCAAACTTCAGTTCCTCGACATCAGTGATAGGTGTATGAACAACTGAATCGAAAGGAATGCCAAATGTCTTGAAGTAAGCCTGAGGCGTGCCAAACTCAGAATCGTAAAACAAAATAACACCATCCGGATACTTCTTCAAATATGAGGAAGCGAGAAGAAGTGCGAAACCAGTTTTAAAATGCTTTGAAGGACCAGCAAGCATTGTAATACCTGGCGTGATACCACCATCCACTGAACCAGACAGTGCGACATTGATCATCGGCACCGATGTTTGAATCATATCTTTCTTGGTGAAGATCTTACTATTCTCGAGTGTAGCGGTAAGATCGATAGTGCTATTCTTAATCAACTTTTCTTTAAGCGACATATATTTCTCCTGTATATCAATATGTTATTAGTATATCTTGTATTTGTGTATTTGTCAACTGTTAATATATTCGTCCATATCTTTAATAAACTTCTTAATTCTTTTTTCTCTATCTGGCCAAACGATAGTATCCTTTTCTGGATTCTTCATTAGATTATTAAGCAATGGCATAATCATCTTACGCAATCCTTGAACCTTATCTTCAGCCTGAGTTGCTTTTGATAACATTTCCTCTGAATCGGTAAATGTGAATCCGAAGTCATCATTTTCGTTTAAATCTATATTCATGAAAAGAAATCCTCTAACGTTGAACGGTGTTCAACTTCCCAACCAATAACTTCTGCGATAGATTTAAGAGGCTCTAGGAATGCTTTTGTAAATTGGAGCTCTCTGTCTACGTATTTATCAAGCCCAAACTCATCAGGCAACTCGTCAGGCGTTGCGATAACTGTGTCACCGATAGGATTCGGTTCCTTCAGATAAGCAAACTTAACCTTATCACCATCTTGAATTGGCGGAATATTCTTGATACCATTCTGGATCAACAACCAATTAAACAAGAGTGAACCCTTCACATGAATAGGCGTACCCTTAATATAAATTTCGCCCTTACCAGTATACTTCTTCATCCCCTTTACGCCACGAGGGAAAGCAACATCTTCAAAGGGCAGCTTCATAAACTGTTCCTTGAAGTCAGCAATAAACTTTTGCAGCGCTGCCTGGTCTTCATTCATAATAATACTAAGAGCTTTCTTAATATTCTCACGGCAAGCATGAGGAGTTGACGAGCGTACAGCCTCAATACCTTGTAGCTTCAACTTCGGCTTATCATATTGCACACCTTCAACGTTCCATGCGTTGAGGATATACATCTTCTTGCCACGCCAGATGCCCTTGTTAGCGATAGTTTCGCGCTTCATTTGCATCTTCTGCTGATAAGCATTCATCATATCCGCCAACTCTTGATACCAACCATCAAGCTTCGGCTGAATTACCTTTTCACAAAAAGAATCAATCGCACCTACAATAAACCTTTCATCGTCATTATTAAGTTGCTCTACCATCTTTTCCATGGTGACATAGATAGAGTCAGTATCAGAAGCAATAACGTAATCAACGCCATTTGTCTTCATCATTTTGTTAAGGAAAGCATTTATCTTTTGCTCAACCCAACGAATCGAGAGCTGACCTGAGGTAGTGATAGCTTCAGCGTGATTGAAGTTAAACCAACGGAAGTATTGGTTACCCAATGCACCGTAAGCTGAGTTCAGCTGAATTTTTTTAGCTAATTGGAGATTATGATATCTCGCTACTTCCTTTGTTTTCTGAACATATAAATCCATCAATTGCTGATTGTTTAGCTTTTCTATTTCTAGCATGTCTTTCCTTCGCAGCATCGCTTAATTTTTTTCTCCACTCTTCGTTCATAATTCTACCCTTCATCTTTTTGCCAACATTTTTTTTGTGGGTTTCGGATAAATTACGACCTGAAAGCGCAGAAGAAATTTTAGTTTTATGTTCATTTGATAATACCTTACCTTTTTGGGCAAGACTATTATTTTTTACATGTTCTGGAGTATGTTTTACTCCTTTTTTAGACTTTGATATTTTTTGTTTGGATTCTTCGCTCAGTTTTTTACCAGTATTAGCAAATCGAGAAGCTTCTCTTGCCATCTGTTCACAAGATATACGTTTTGATAAACCTTGCCAAGCGAGATAATCTTGCCAATTTCCATATTTTTCATACAAAACACGATGAGCCTCAGCGTGCTCTTCTACTGATATTTCTATTAAATTACTAGGTTCATCCGAACCACCCATGTGTTTTGGTATTATGTGATGCTTGTGTTTCATATGTAAGCTCCAAGGTTAGCCACCTACATATTATTTATACAGAAATACCTCTTTTTCTCATTTCAGAAGATATTTTTTCTAAATCTTGTTTCGCTTCAATCATCATTTTCTTGTACTTGGTGCGGTCATTATACATCTTTTCCATAAGTGCAGGAAGAAACCCCTGCTTTTCTCTAGAATAATAACAACCATTAGCAGCATAAGAAACGCCAGCAGCAGAACGATAACTGGCGCCGAACACAGCTGTACCAGTCAACAGTTGATCGATGCTGGGCATATCAGACAACTTGCCACAGAAAGTTTCAGGGCTGATATTGTACTGCATGATCAGATGAGGATAGAGCGAGTTCAAGTCAAACGAAACAACCCACTTACTCAAGCCGATCTTTGGTTCCTTAACAAAGCCACCAACAAGAGCATCATATGTGTTCTGCTTCTTCATCGGCGGAATCACAATGTTTTGTTCAAGCAGATAATTATGAATGATAATGTCCCAAGGACGCACAGTAGTCATTGTGTCATTGTAGTTGACCTTCGCATCATATGCGATAGCCATAACCTGCTCAATGAACTTCAACTTATCATCTAGCTTTTCGACAAGTACACAGTCATAAATATTATACTCGATAAACTTCTGATAGTTTTTCTTGTAGAGTTCAAGAAGATTACCATACTCAGAGTAATCAATTTTCTTTTCGCCCAACTCTATTTGTGCAATATAATCAAGCTTATACGATTCCTGATTACCGAAAGTAAACTTACGGTATAGTTGGTAGTAATCAAGCACAGTAACGCCAGCGGGAGAGTAACTTTGATTTTGTTTACCTTTAAATTCTACCATCTTTTCATCAAGAATATGCCAAGGCGACAAACGCTTTGCTTGTTTCTCGTCAAAGAGAAACTTGATACGATTAACAAGGTAAGGAATGTCAAAGAACTCAATGTTCCAACCAGTGACAATGTCCAAGTCAAGAGCCTGCCAACAGTTGAGAAACTGTAGCATCAACTCATGTTCGTTTTTACACTTGATGTAATTGATAGAGGGATCATTAGTTCTGAACTCGCCGCATCCAAATACGAATGATTTACCGCGATATCGAATAGTGATAGCAGTAACTTCCTTATCTGCTTTTTGAATGTTGGGGAAACCTTCGTCGGCAGCACACTCAATATCAATCGTGCCGATCTTTACCAACTTAGGATCATAATCAATATCACCTTTGAAGTTGTCAAAGATGTAAAGATATGGAAAAGTGGTCAAGCCATAAATGTCGAAGTTAGAAACTTCCTCGTACTTTTCGATAAAGTCTCTAGCATCACGAACGGAATCAAACTTGAGTTTATCTACACTCTTGCCTTCAAGAGTTTTATACTTACCATTTGGTTTATTAATAAAAAGATATGGTTGATAGGCGATAACATCTTTGAAACGCAGACCCATATCGAATCCGCGAACATAGATCTTATCGCCTCGCATATGAACATTAGTATAAAAACGTGCAGCCATAAATCCTCCAATGTAACATAACTTATAATACTATAGCTGTGCTTATTTGTCAATTAATCTGTCAGCGTCATTAGTTTCTCTAGCCGCTCTCCTAGCTGCAGCTCTTTTTCTTTCAGCAATGTTTGGATCTGAATACGTCATTTGAAGATTCATTGCAGATATACGTTCTTGCGAACGCTGCCAAGAGGTAATACCTAAAATAGCACCCATTGCAAGATGATATAACCCAGCGCCTTGTAATGTTATTGGTAACCATGGTTTTACTTCAGCAATACCTGAAGCTGCTTGAAATATTGGCCACAAAATAGGCGCCACCAAAAAGTCGAATGTACATGTGGCCATGTACAACCAAGCCATTAGTGGACGCCATTGTGTATTAATAAAGTTCTGGTGTGCTACATCAACAGAAACAAATTTTTGGTCATCTATTTTATCAGGCATCCAATATACTCAAGGCATGCTCATAAAGTTCAATTCTTTCTTGAAGTCCATTGGTGCCACCATTAATTCTTTTAGTCATAGTAACAATATCGCCACGATCGGCTAAACTATTCAGATTTCGCTTGTCCCAAAACCATGCAGCAGATTCAACTGCGCCTTCTGGAGTTTCAAGGTACGCGATTGCTTCTTCAATTGACATTCCCATATCTTCTGCAAATTCTGAATAATTACTTTTACCTGTTAGCTGAATCAAACCACGACCACGGAACATCCAACCTTCGCCAGAAGATTCAGGTCCGTTACCCATGCGATTACCATAAACACGATTTGCTATTTTTTCTGGTTGTCTTGCATATTGAGCTGCTGTCTGTGTTGTGAAATATTTTTTAAATATTTTCATTAAACCTTGAGCAGAATAATTTAAATTTTCAACGACATGACGTAATTGTCCGGATTCATGAGCAACTTGTGCTATGAATGCTGCTTGTCTTTTTGGTGTGTTTATTTCATAGTCTTCAAATACTTGAATGAAGCCATTATAATATTTGGCTACATCTTCTTCAGTAGCATCAGGAAAAGCTTCGTTTAATTGTTCTAATGTTATCATGATACTACCTTCCTTTAAAAGACAGAATAGTATTATTTATTAGAATAATGTGCTAAAAATACTGCTGAAGGTATTTCAACTCTAGTCAAACCAAGTTGATCCAATTCATTGTCTGAAAGAGCGTATAATTCCATAACTGCTCTGTAAAGCTGCATTGTTTCAACTGCAGTTTCGAAAATAAAATTGATAGTTTTCATGTTTTTTCCTTAATTAAAAAAGGGGAGACGAGCTCCCCTTGGTTGTTACTTAATATCTACTTTCTTTGGTTTTTTATGATCAGGAATGATATTTTCGAGCCAAAGTTTCAGCATGCCATTGATCAACTCTGCATTCTTTACTTCAACAGTGTCAGAAAGAGTAAACTTACGTGTGAACGCACGATCAGCAATGCCCTTATAGATATAAGAAGTTGGATTTACTGTTTCATTTGCCATGTCATCAATTGACAATCCACCCTTGATAATCAAAGTGCCATTGGCTACTTCGATATCGAGATTGTTCTTACCGAAACCAGCAACTGCCATTTCAATGCAGTACTTGTTTTCATCAGTTTTAACAATGTTGTATGGGGGATATCCAGGAATTGCCTTTGCGTAGGCTTCGTGGGCTCTAGCCAAATGGCTAATCATCTTATCAGCACCAACGAAAAACTTATCGAAATTAGATGTATTGAATACGTCAGACATTTTTGTCTCCTATAATTAGCGAGGTTAGTTTATGTGCTCCATTAGGCAGCACAGCATATTATATAGTTTAGTTTAGCTAAAAGTAAATAGTCTCAGTGTAATTTTTTCTTAAAAGTTTCTTCGCATACAACTAATAAATCCATATATTGTGGATCTAGAAGAAATATAGGTTTAATACCAGCTTCTTTATATTCTTCTGCTACTTTAAGCAATCTACCAAAGCTGTTGTTAGCTTCGCCCATTTTGCGGGAAACTTTATCAGCTTCAATAATAACTTTTTCTGGAACTATTTTGTAATGCATAGCAATATTTAGTCCCAGTAATGACACTTATACTTCTTTGAAAGATACCAACGCTGAAATCGATGAGCGTTCCAATGTTTTGCGTAAGGACCAATATATATGCGCATTATAAATAATCCTATTAACGGAGGTTAGCGTTATGTTTGGTTTCAACAAGTATATAGTATACGCTGTTATTGTTACTATAGCAATCAGTATTTTTTCTACATTTGTTTTAATGTGGCGTAATTCTATAAAACAACAAGCATTACTGGAAGCTAATAACAGACAGCTTAATCAAATAGTAGAAGATCAACAGCGTTTTATCATACAAATGGATGCTGTAAATGGATTACAACAACAAACCATTGAGTTGTTAAACAAAAAGAACGATGATCTTAAACAGGATATGGATACGGTAAAGAGATTTTTAGAATCAAAAGAAGCGGAAAAAAAAGACCAACCAGCATCTGAAATAGTAAAAGATGTAATTAGAAGATTAGGTAATAGCAAATGAAAAAAGTTCTTTTAATACCATTCGCATTATTACTTGGTGGTTGTCAAACGACTGGATCAATTATCACTACCAATCGCTACCAAGTTATAACTCCATCTGCATCAATGTACAACTGTCCGAGCATCAAGGATTTTCCTGATCCAAAAAATCTTACGGATATTCAAGTCGGTAGATTGATCGTGCATTTGTATGAAAATAACAGAATTTGCAAAAACTCTTTAGATTCTATCAAGACATTTTTGGACTCTGCAAAGGCAAGAATTGAAAGAGGCGAATAAAACTAACGCCAAGGCGGTCCTTCAACCCAACCAACTAGAGATTTACGAGTTCCACCAGTTACTGGTGCTACACGATGATACATTACAGACGGGAAAACAAGCATCTTACCTTTCTGTCTGAACTGTTTTGCATCCCAATCACGAATATGTTGAAACTCTAGATCACCGCCTTCATATTCATCCGACTCGGACAATTGTAAGATAAAAGACAATTTACGATCATAACCTGTATTTTGTGTTGGCCATCTTACATCTTGATGCCAATCATAATGACCATTAGCATTACCATAGTAAGTGGTATACTGTAGAGGAAACTTATCTTCAATAAAGTCGACGTTGAAGAATCTATTAGCCTCGAAAAACTTATCACGCACAAAACGGTAAACGTCAGCAAACCTATCGTCTTGACGATATATCCAACGTAATTCAGAAACTCTGATTTTTTCGCGAACTTCATTGTCAAATTTAGCCTCGAGCGGAGGCAACATCTCCGCTCGAGCGATTAGACCACTAACCAAATTTTCTGCTAGTAGCTCTTCAAATAGGTGAAATGATTTATTCATTGACCAACTTAGTCCGTCAACCTTACATGACCAACAATATAGAATCGAGTACCAACCCAGTAACCAAGTTCCCAGGCATTAAGATTGTTGTTCCAGCGCTTCACGAGATTCATAGTCTTTCCTCATCTTGATTGCTTCACGGGTGAAAAATAAAAACAGGTGACCGTAAGAGGCTACGCATGCATTATATCTGAACGAGTTATCGTCAGTTGGATTTTCTTTGTACTCTACCCAATAAGAATGCACGAACTCTGCTACATCTTCAAGTTCAAGAAAATCTAATCCTTGGATGTATTCAACAAACTCCTCTTTGGTAAACGACATTAGATTCGCTCAATCATAGGCTTACCGATGACCTTAAAGCCATTGTAGTTGTTTTGATTGAGATTGCGAATAAATCGCATAGCGTCCTGCAACATCTCAAACTTCGCCTTATGTTCTTTGATATAACCATTTACATCTTTAACCATATATGCTACTTCGAACATAGTCATCTCCTTTGTAAAACCAGTGACGCTGATCAACTTTATATAGGATACTACAGCTCAAAATAAAAGTAAACAACCAAAAATAAAGACAATACCAACAACAGAAACCAACTTGTGATGACCAATCCTTTAACCAACTCTAACTTCATAATTCTTAAGTTTCTTTCTTTTGTATGATCCTTTTCCTTTCTTAGATCTTACAATCTTTGAACGAAACTTTACAGTGCGTAATTCTTTTGCGATAGGATTATGCACCATTGTATTTCTCCTTTACAAGATATCAACTACTGAACCACGCTCATCAACTGCACGAATACGAGCGTCAGGGAAGGTCCAACGCAGCTGCTCCATTGTTGAACGAATATGCGAGGCAACGTTAGGAACGTGAACATACGTCTGCCAGTTGCCGCTGAGGTCTTGTGCTTGAACTTCTATCATATCATCATCTCCACATAGTGATTATACTTATACCTGAATTAAAGTCAAGCGGCAAGACGCCTGACCTTAGCCATCATACGTGAACCATGGGCGGGATAAGCCACCACAGCCACGCTCTTGTCCCAGCAAGCGCGACAGTCGCCGCACTTACCACCACGGGTATACGCTTCGCACAGCGTCGCCTTAGTCGGCGTCTCGGCGTAGGGGATGACCGTTGAACCATGATCTTGACCAAACTCACCAACCATTGACGGCGACGAGTACCTGACCGAGACATTAGGAAGCAACTTCATCCGTTCAAGGATAGGACGGATACGGCTGAGGTTGTATGACTTAGTAGGAAGCCAGTGCTTGACCTGAGGTGTACGCTCCATCACCAGATATATCTTGAACGCGAGTGCTGGATGGTAAACGTCACCCGAGTCAAACCAACGGAAGTACGACTGCTTAGCCAGAGCGGCAACCATATCATCCACCCATTCGGTCCGCTTCCAGTCCTCACGGTTACGCTCACGTACCGCCTTGGCGTCAGGCATATTATAGAAGCCATCTTTGGCGTAGCAGCCAGCACAGACGGGGATAGGCTCTTTGGTGACGGGATCAATAGAGCCAGGGCAGGTAGCGCCAGCCTCAAGCGACCACGTTTTGCAGGGCATCTTGGAGGGTTTGGAAAGCGTCACAGTCATGTTCAAGCTCCGTTTCAATTTATAAGATATCTTACCGTGAACCGGAATTAAAAACAACCATTGCCTTTAATTCGGGTCGGCGGTATGATGTATGTATGAAATGGAGGTTGATATGAAAAACGTCCCTACCGTATTCGCTCTTATCGAACGCTACCCGACTTTCTCAGTCGATGGCTACGCTATCTACTGTGCAGCTGAAGATCTCGCCAAATTCCTCAATTGCTCCGTCCGAGCTATCTTGAGCGGAGCCTTGGAAAGCTCTCAAGCTGCTAAGATCCTGCTGGGGCTGGCCGAAAATTATATGGATCCGGTGGATTGATTTTAATTCGGGTCGGCGGTAGAATACGATATAACTTCTGATGGAGATGACTATGCCTCGTGGTGTTTATGACCGTTCCGCCGCTCGCCGTACTCGTTCGGTGGCCGATATCGCTTCTGTTAAGGTCAAGTACGATGCTGCTCCGACCGAGACTGACGCTGAGATTGACGCTCGTATCGCTGAGCGTTTTGAGATCCTTGACGTGATGGCTGAGGCTTGTACGCTCGGCAACTCGCGTGCGCTTATCGTTTCTGGTCCTGCTGGTCTTGGCAAGTCGTATTCGATTGAGAAGCGCCTCGCTGAGTGGGACCCGAATGAAGTCAACCACACGATCGTTAAGGGTTATGTCCGTGCTACTGGTCTTGTGAAGTTGCTCTATCAATATCGTGAAGCTGGTCAGGTTATCGTTTTCGATGACGCTGATTCTATCTTCTTCGATGACGTTTCGCTCAACCTGCTCAAGGCTGTTTGCGATACGACTGAGCGCCGTCGTGTTTCGTGGTTGTCTGAAGGTAAGCTTGTTGACGAAGAGACTGCTGTGCTTATTCCGCGCACTTTCGACTTCGACGGCAC